CTTTACCTAAAACTCTTAATTCTTCTGTGCCTACCATGCTACCAATAATATCTTTTTCATCATTAGATAGATTATTGTAGCGGTCTACCATTTCTTGTTTTAATTCTTCAACTGTTTCAGCCATATTATATCACCTATTTAACAAAAAGTCCAGTAGCAAAAAACTGTATTGTTCTTATATAATAATTTACTTTAGATTTAATATCTTTTCTTAAACCTCTGCCACAAGCAACAAAGTTTTTAAACTCTGTATAATACTCATGTGCTACACCTTTTTGTACTGCACGATTTGCATAATACCTGTATCCACGTCTAAACGCTTCACCATACCATTTACCATGATATGTTTTTTCACACCAAAGTTCTGCTTTAGCTTTATCAAGTAAACTAAATCCACCAGTAGACACACCGTGAGTTGCTATAACACAACCACCGCCACCACTGTCACTTTCATCAATTGATGAACCTACTGTAACTACATTACCTGAAGAAGTTCGTACAGCTTTACCACTACTGCTTGTTACAGCACTAGCATTTGCGTTGCCTGTTTGTTGTCGTGCTTCAGCATCAGCGTCTGTTTTATTTACCGCAGCAGACCTAGCTGCAGCAGGACTATAGCCAGAGTCTTCATATCTTTGTTGATGTCCAGATACAGTTGATTCACGTTCTGCTGATTGTGCTTCAACACGAGATGCTGCACGTTGAAATCTTTCAACCTCTGCAGCAGCAGCAGTAGCATCTTGTCTTCTTTGTGTCGCTTTTACACGACTACTTTCATCTCTTCTAGCAGCAGGAGTGCTAAACTCTGTTGGGTCTGAAGGTGTTCTTTCTGCAGTGGGTGTAAAGCCACGTTCAAATTGCTCTATGTCAAAAGCATCTCTTGTTTGTGTATCTGCAAATTCATCAGCAGCTACAGGTGTAGATGCACGAGTACGTGTAGCATCAGCAAAATCAGCAGGTATTGTTGTGCGTCCTTTTATCTCACTAGTAATTTCTGGTACGTCACTAATTCCTTCAGGGCCAAACTCACCTCGTTCTTGACGTTCAATTTCAGAAGCATCTACAGCAGTTTCACCTGCTTTAGTTACTTGTGCTGTTTCTACTCTTGTTGTAGGTAACGCTTCTTTTGGTAAAACATCTGAAAGTCTTTCAAAAGCTAAATCAGCATCTGCTCTTTCTGCATCACTTACACCTATAGTTTTTCTCATATCCTCTATATTTTGAGCAAACTTAACTGGTTCAGGCTCACCACGAAGCCCTGCTTTACCTAAAACATTTCCTACTATTCCCCCCGTAAAACCAACTTGGTCTCCTGTACGTGGGTCAAAACTATTACCATTACCATCAGCAATAGTTCCATCTGCTAGTATAGTTCCTGCTGTAGGATTACCCGTTAATAAATTAGCACCCGGTATAAAATCAAGAACAGCTTCTGCAGCACTTTGTTTTTTGGTAAAACCTAAATTCTCTGCAGCTTTTGTACGTTCATTGACTGTATTTTTATACTCTTGCGCACTTCGTTGTTGCTCAATAGATGGCCCACTATCTTCTTGTTGTTGAACAGGTGCTTGAGTTGTTGTTGTTGGTGTTGTTACAGGTGCATCTGCAGTAGGTTTAGTTGCTGTAAAACCTGCAGGAACAGGTATCAAAGGATTACCATTACTGTCTACAGGAATTTGTATAGTTCGTCCATCAGCATGATAATAAGTTACAGTTTGTGGCATACCAAACGTAGGTGTTGGTTGCGTAGGCATGGTTGGCACAAACTGCTGTGTAGGGGGTGTATAAGCAGGTAAAGTTGGAGCAGGTGTTACAGGGGTAGGTATACTGGGTATACCGGGTATACTAGGTTGAGGTGCAAATTGAGATGGAACAAAACTTACATTTTGTGGTGGTACAAATCCACCTACCTGAAAATCTATACCATCATCTTCTAATTCCAAATCATCCATGCTAAATGGAACATCATCAGGTAAGGTAGCTTCTTCTGAGTTACCCATTTGACCCATAGCTTCCATTTTAGCTAGACCTGCTTTAGCTTCGTCACGCAACTCCATAATCTTTTCTAAGCCATGATATCTTACAACATCTGCAGGAAGAACAAACTCACCTTCACTTAACTGTGCGGGTATATCATCACGTACTTCTTCTTGTGTAGAACCTACAGGAACATCATTACCTGATACAGGGTCTTTTGTGCCACCCTCATCCTTAAGACCACCAACATCAAAAAGTTCCATTTGTTTTTGTAACATAGCCCCGCCTTTTGCTAACTCTACATCAAATCCATCACCACCGTCTATTGGATAAACAGGTATAGTATTACTTTTACCTCTAAGGTCAGCTTTATATCCAAAACCTTTAAGTTCTTTTTGAACTTCTCTTGCAGATAATTTTCCTTTAGAGTATTTATCTAAAATACCCTCTGCTTTCTCATAATTACCCATTTACTTCATCTCGCAGATATTTAAGTTTACGCAAAGCTATAATAGCACCCTGCTGACGATGCATCATTATTGTATCATCAGATTGCTCTAACACCTTTTGATGCTGTTCAATAGCTATATCAATGTAACTATTGAAGGCTTCCCACTGGCGGTTGTTGCTCACCAGCGGCTTGAGGCGGCTGAGTACCTGTTCCTTGTTGTACATTTCCACTAAATCCTTGTTCACCCGGAACTGGTGCTTGACCTGTTCCTATTGTTCCACCACCTGCACCTGTTGGGTCAAGTGGCGCACCTGTTGCTTGTCCTTGTTGTTGTTGTTCTGGGGGTGCTTGGAATTGTTTCATTAACTCTGCTTGCAGTGCAGCTTCACTCATGTTATTAGTGACCTTATCTGGGTCAAGGTCCATTGACTTAGCAATTTCACTAATTACATATTGGAACTTAGCAAACGGTGCAAGAGAAGGATTACTTGCAATCTGCAAGAACTGCATCAGCCTTTGACTACGTACTTCATTAGCCATTAGACTTTCTGTACCACGTGCCTTAACTTCTAAGTCACCTTTTATTTCTGGGTCAAAGTCAAACTGCATGTTAAATCTAAAGAACCCTTCTCCCAAAGGACGCAATAGATAATCATCTACATTTTTAATAACCGTTTTAATACTACCACTAGCAGCGTTCATTAACATTGATATACCAGACGCAGTTCTACCTACACCTGATATGCCTGTTTGCCCGTGTGCAAATGATGGTAACCCTGTTGATTCATCTGCAAGCTGCCTTGCTTTATCAAACAACATCATATTTTCTGATGACACGTTAGGAAACTTAGTTCCAAATATCGCTTGACCCGGTGCGCCACCCTGCCTACGAAATACTTTGCCCGGATACAATGTTAAGTCTTGACCCGGCACTAGATTCGTTTCATCAACTTCAATAAGCATATTTCCTGATAAAACAGCATTGTCTACAGCCATACGCATAAACCCATTCATTAGTGTTTGCGTATCGTCCATATTTTCTGCTATACCAACACCAAAGAATGAGTATGGATTTAACTCAAACGGTGCAGCAGCATATGGTATTTTTGCTGGTTTAAACGGATTAAGCACCATGCGAATAAGTTTATTATTACATACCCACACATTTGCCTGTAGTTCATCAAAGTCTTTTAATTCTTCTGGTATTTCTACATTCTGCTCTTCTAGTATATCGGTATCAACCATGCCCCAATATTCAAGAACCTCAAAACGGTCTACACCATGTTCTGGTGCATAGTCAGATAAATCATCTTCCCAATATTTTTTAGTGTAGTTTTCACCAAAAGATATTACTTCATCTATTACTTGGCTTCTAAAGTATGGACGCTTTTTAAGTTGACGTAATTGTGAACGAGACATCTTATGTCTCTCAATAACAAACTGTGCTTCATCCATATTGTTTGCATCTGGGTCTGGATAGAAGTTCCAGACAGAAACATGGTCCACTTGAGGAACTGTTTTAAATAGCGGGTCATATTCACCATCATCACCCCAGTTTGGGTATTCTTTATCTTTAGCAAACGGGCCTTTCATAATGCCTGTGCCAAACAAAGCCATTTCAAAAGAACTGCTTCGTAAGTTTTTATTTGCGCCAGACTCTTCTAACTGGTCATGTATTTTTTTCTGCATCTTTTTAGCAGCAATCATAGCTGGACTAAATTCAATAGCAGTTGGTGTTTTACCCGGACCTTCTTTTAGTTTATCTTGTACAGGCTCTAACTTTTCCTCTAATGCACCAAGTTTTTCTGTTAGTGTTTTAGATGTAGCACCTTTTGGAAAGTCCATTCCATCGCCTGAAAAACCATAAGGGCTAGATAGATTAGTTGTAGACTGAAGTTCTTTAGGCTCTTTAGGGTCAAAGTGTACGTCAGCTACAACCCCTTCAGGGAGTGTTGTAGGCTCAATAGAAAGAGGAAACTTATTATTAGCAAATAAAACATCAACGATTTGACCATAAGCAGCAAGCGTTTTAGTTTTAGTAACTTTAATAAATATGCGAGATTTTTCTGCTTCAGTAAACTGAACATCTGGACCATACAATCCTCTATAGTTTCTGTATGCTCTTAACCAACGCTCTTCATCTTGATAACGATAATCTTCAGCACGGCTATAGCGTTCCATTATAAAAGGAATTATATTAGATACATCAGCATCAGCTTCTACAGAATCATCTGTGTCCTCTAATGCAATAGCATCATCTTCAATCATAATTTCATCTTCAGCCATATTTTATTCCTTAGTATCCAAAGGTAGCATCTGCAATTTGCATACCGCCACCGGGTCTACCCACTGGGTCATAATCAAATATACTAAATCTTGGACGTGACATTATACCATATCTTAATGCATCGTACAAGTGGTCTTCCGCTTTCGTATCCACATCTTCTGGATTCTTTTTATCCAACGGTATGGATGGCAGTTGGGAAATAATGTTTGTGCAACTATTAAAGAAAACAAGTCTAGGCTCTTCTGTAAATTCATCTACCTGTAAACGTCTATGTATTTCATTCTTACCAGCTACACGACTACCACGGCTTCTGTCTGACGGTCTCCACCTACAACCTCTGCTTATCATCTGTTCTGCAAGAGACGGTCCAGTATCACCACGTTTATGCCAAAGAGAACTATCAAGAACACCGTACTTAATATTTCCATCTTCAGCTTCTAACTCTAATATCATATCAGCTAAGTCAGTAGCTAAGACTTTTGACACATACAATTCCCTGTACACAATGATTTGCTCAGACGGTGCGACAGCGCACCATACAACACCACTGTAAGAACCATAGCCGTAGTCACATGCTCTAAACTTAACCCAATTGTTAGGAATATTAAAAGGTTCAATAACGTGAATATCACGGTCAAACTCTGTGAACGCAGCACCTTCTTTAATATCCCAATCACCATCCAAGAGTTGCCGTCTTTGCTGCTCTGGGAGCGACAAGAGCATAGCTTCGTAGTCACCTGTTTCAGAGAGATACGGGTTGTCAGATAATCTAGCAGGAATGAACCTACGTTTAAATAATGGTTTCCCAGCCTTGCTATGCCCTGCTGGATACCTAAGAATTTCATGCGTTTCAATATCCGTAGCATCAAACGCCTTTCCATAAGCAGATGGGTCAATAAACATTTTCTTTACCCAGTGATGTCCTCTTCCACCGGGGTTTGTAGTTGCCCTCATAAAGATAGGCAAATCAGGGGCAGTGGACCGTAGACGACTTCGCATGTAGTTCCATGCATATGGGTTTCCCCATTGGGTCAGTTCGTCAAAGCCTATCCAGCTAAAAGCCAGACCCTGATAACGCAGGACATCTTCATCTCTGTCAAGGTATGACATCCACAACCTCGCACCAGATGGCGCAGTCCACTGCATCTTTCTTTCTGACCACTTTATTCCGGGCCAGATTTTAGGATAGAGTTCCTGTGATTTAAATATTAGTTCACGTAACTCTTCCGTAGTGTGTCGGAGCAGCAGACCACTAAACTGTGGATGCCCCATGTAGCGAAGAGGGTCTGCAAGCATGGCATATGATTTACCACCACCTGCTGAACCACCATAAAGAACTTCACGTTCACTTGCTGCAAGAAAATCTGTCTGTGGGCCGGGATTAGGTTTGAATAGGACATTAGCGTGTTCTTCAACTGCTTCTGTTTCGTATTCAATATCCTGTATATCAACCGTTGGCTTTTGCGCCTGTTCTTGCTTCTTCGATTTCTTGCGCTTTGCTGATTGCCTTTTCCGCATACTCTGCCCACTTGCGGAGGCTTGCAGCTTGGTTCTTACGCTGTCGCTCATGTTGTAACCGCTTTCTTAATCCTACATGCGATATGTATCTACCGCTATTTGTACTAAGCCAGTTAGCTACCTCACGATAGCTATATTGATTTGTATACGCTCTGGCCTTTTCAAGCAAATCCAACTCAGTTGGAATGGGGTCAAGAATGTCGGGGTCTTCTTCGTTTTGCTTGTAACCAAATGGTACAGTACGTGCAATGCGTGGTATCTGTACCCATTCGTTTTCTTCTTTAATGTCTGTTGGCTGTGGAAGTTTCCATCGCCCTGCTGTTCTAGACATTTTTTCTGTTGTCTTTTATTGTGTGTTTTAAAAAAGATGTTTTAGTGGTTTTCTTACCACCCTTTACAGGTTTTGGTTTTTTCTTGTCAAATACACTCATGTCATAAAAATCTGACATATCCATACCTGCATCACGCATTGTTCCTTTTGATTTTGCCATTAGTCATCATCCTCTACTTTAGCTTTAGCTGGCATCAGCATAACACCACCTGCTGCTTCTACCTGCACCTTCTCTGTTTTAATCAAACCTGTACGGTCTAGCAGTTCTTTTGCTGCCGCCATCTTATCACGAATACCAAGTTCAGTTGGGTCGTATAGTGCGCCTGTTACTGCCATAGCAGCTTTAGGTGCATTACGTGCCATGTACATCTGCGTTGCTTCAAGTATCTCTTCCTTGAGACCTTTTACAATTGCAGTTGTAGCAGTAGTCTCTGAGTACCCTGCCAGTTTCTTAGCGGCAACTACGTCACCGCCAGCCTCTTCAAAGAGGACTTCCAGAAACTTCTGTTGTCTTTCGTTTAGTTCTCTAGCCATTATTTTGTAATACTCTTATACAACGCTTTTGCTTTTTTAAATAGTCCATCTGCATATCTAGTATCACCAAATCTTTTAGTGTTAGATGAACCGCCATAAAATGTTTGACCTTTAGTGCCGGGATACTTTATTAAGAACCCCTTTTTCTTTCTTGTAACCTGTCTTTCAGCCATTACTTTAACTCTCCATGATGCATAGCATGTGCTAACTTATGGCTGCGTCCTTTTACCTGCACAGCCCAGCGGCTGTCTAGCATCTCACGTGATGCAGTAGGAAAGTCTCCTTCATGCACAGCAGCCCACATTTTTTTAAACTTATTTAACCTTGGCACACCCATATTAAATGCCATGTCTACTAGCACAAGTTGACGTACAGCGTCTAAATCTGCCACGCAAGGGTGCGCTTTAAGCAGTTCATCTTCGACTATCTGCACGTCATTCTCTAATAGATATGCAGCGTCAGCTTCAGTAATACCATGCTCATACACTGCTTCTATGTTTGGAAAGTCCATAGTGTCAAGTTCTTCTTTGGTGATACCTCTGTCTTCAAGGTTTCTGCCCACACCTATTGTGTCAATACCAAGTGTATCCTGATAGACTTCAAGGCGCAAACCTTCACTCTGAACAAGTTGTTTAATTAAATGTGTACGAATGTATTTCATTTACCGCCTCTGGATTCCCTTCCCAAGTATATGCCATACACACCTGTCATGACACCCATTATAACAGAGACAAATGCTGACTGTTGTGTTGTTGGGTCTGGTAGGTTCATAAACCATTCAGCACACCGCCAAGACATGGCAACAGAAGCAATCATTGTTAGCTTTGCAGTAAGATTAAATTGCAACCATCTTTTCCACCAATCAGCCATAGATTTTTTATCCGTTACTAAAGTTTTATTATCTACTTGTTTTACAAACTCATCTAATAATTCTTGCTTGTTCATTTTTTACCGAAGAATTTAGTTGCGCTACGAACTCCAAAAGAAGCGGCAACGATAACTCCCAAGGAATATTGATACCATTCAGGCATCTTGTTGAGTTGTTCAAATCCATTTTGCACCACACCTTCCATGCCGGGTATGAAGGCTAATATTAATGGAATGCTAAATAAAATTACTAGCCACTCGTCTTTCCAACTTGATGACGAAGCACGGGCCATTTCTAAATCCCAATCAATTTCACCCGTAGCCTTTTTCTGCATTACTACAGCTTCTGCTTGGGCCTTTGCTACTTTTGTAGCTGACTGTGCTTTCTTTTCCTCTACCTTGCCCTCAAGCCATGTAGAAGCAATATTACTTATTGGTCCTATCAGTGCGGTCAGCATTATGACCCCCTTCTAAATTTAGCGGTTTTCTTTGATATCGCTTTAGGCTGTCTGACGAATTGCTTACCAGCACGAGTTCCTTTTCTTTTAGCACGGGTTGTTGCAGCGTACTCTTGCGGTGATAACGCTTTGATAGCTGCTGTCGGTAAATACCGTTCACCAGTTTCACTGGACGGTTTGCCACTTTTGGTTCTCCACTTTTGCTTACCCCAATCTTTTAAACTCTTTTGAGATTTTTTAAGTGCCATTATATGCCTTTCAAATAAAACGCCCAAGCAACTAATGCAGCTAACCCAACTGTTCCTACCACACAAACAAGAACTATAATAGCTATTTCACTCCACTGTTCTATTTTACGCTTACGTTCCTCTGCTGCAGCTAGTCTATCCTTACGTGCTTGTGCTTGAAACTTTATCCAATCGTGCCACAGTCCGGGTCTACCAGTGTATATCATAAGCTGCTTTAGTTCTTCTTCTTGCTGCCTAAGTTTTTCAAGATGCATAAACTCTTCTAAGTCTGCACCACCTGCACGTTTCTTTTTTTCACCTTTTCTGCGTAGGTCTTCTGTAGCATTTACATACTTACCTACCTGTGAAGCTACATCAGCAATTTGTCTTCCATTCTGGATAGCTGTCTTGATAGCGGTAAACGCTGCGTTAGCTGCAACTAATTCTGCTATCATTTTCTACTCCACAATTTTTACGATATAAGTTTTACCGTCTGGCCCTTTATCAATTTCAACTCTTTTATTTTCGCAAGAGTATCGCACAGTTCCTGTATCTTTATACAGATTTCTTTCTATTGTGCGTTTTGCTTTTAAACACTTAGATATTTGTTCAAATGGTGTATGCTCTGCAACATGGCCTGAAAGATATAATATTAATGTTATAGTTTCAGTGACCATTTGTTATTTTCTCAATACGTGCTTCTATAGCAGCGATACGCTTTTCATAAAACTCTAATGTTAATTTTTGCTGTTGGTCATGTGGCGCACGACCCTCATCTATCTGTACAGATAATTCATCTAGCTGTTGTGCAATATGTTCTATTAACATAAACTGCTCAGAGTCAGCAGGTAAACTACCCATTTCACCACGAGGCCACTTAATACGAAACTCTGTATTGTGGTCTACGTTAGACTTCATCATAGTGATGTTAGTCTCTATTGTATTAAGGCGTTCTATGATACCAAAGTATGCCCACGTTGCAAGTGATGCTGCGGCAACCATACTTATAATGTTGCGAAGTGGTAGCGCAACCTCTGTATTCTCGTTTAGTTTTGCAGCCATTAGTTTCTATAACCACCACCTGCTCTTTTATAAGCTAAAGCGGTCATTTGCGCTTTTCTTGCTGACCACTGACCCGGCTTACCACCTTTTGAGCCAGCCTTAATGCGATTAAATATACGTTTTCTTAATTCAGGTTTTGTATAGTTACCTGCTTTATTTACAGTGCTTTTAGCTTTTTTCTTTTTTGGTGGCATGGTCATTCCAATCTAATACAGTTCTATGCTTACGCCAAAACCAGTTGCCTATAGAAGTAAAAGGCTTGCCAATATTAAGCAAAGCCAACCCAAGATGTTTAACCAAAATACGTTTTAGGTTTGTTACGTTTATTAACATTCTTTTTGTGTACTCCGGGTCTACGTTTTGGCTTTTTCTTTTCTAGTTTATCTGTAACATAAAATTTAGCCATCTCTACTATCCCAATATGGTATTCCGTAGTCGTGAAGTATTTCTTCCCCAGCCTTTATATCTTTTGTGGCAAAGAACGTAATATAGTTTTCATTATCATCATCTATAGTCCACTCTGCATTTGGAGTATCACTATGATTATATATCATTCCTAAACCTAAAGGTATTAAAAAATCTTCGTCATCTTCATACGGAGAATAAAACATATAGTTATGTAGTATACACGTATCTGAAAAGTCATCTTTATCAGCGACCAGATAAGGACATAACTCGATTACATCATCTTGAGAAATATCCTTATCTGTAAACACGCCTTGTCCGTGTATGCTAGAATCAGCAACGTATATCATTACTTCTTCTTTTTAGCCATTCCACCACGCATCATTTTTTTCTTTTTGGACATCTTAGCCATGCCACCCTTTTTCATCATGCCACCACCACGCATACGCTTGGTCATGCCACCGCCACGCATTTTTTTCTTAGCCATTTTAGCTTTGCCCATTGCCATTTCTTAGTCTCCTTCTGTCAACTACCAGTGACTCATATGTATCTTTAGGAAAGTGCTGGTAGTATCCAGACTTTTCCAAACTAAGTGAAGCATCATCAAGTAATGATAACCTCTGTACAAAGACCATGCAATAAACTAACTCATCGTCTGTTACATCATCTTCAGTTAAAAAATCCAGACCAGCTTCTCTTGCATCATAATCTGGATGAAACACCATCAGGTGCATATCTTGACCGACAATAGACATGGCTTCATTTACGCCATCACACCATCCATCAAGATATTCCATATCGAGCAAATATTCAGATGCCCAAATAACTATATCATACTTGTGATTGTCAAAGTCAGCAACTTCTTTTGTGAGACCATCTAATCCAGTATTGATACTAAACTTAACTTGGTCTTGAAGCCATGCTTGTTTTGCATACGGACATGGTGGTAATCCGTTTAGCATTTTATTTGGAACTTCAAGAAAGTCGTGCGACCACTTACGAATGTCAGCTTCTACGGGATGCACGTGTCTTCTTCTTTTGCGCTTCTATAAAACGTCTGTATACATTTGCTGCTGCTATCTTACCTGCAACTCTAGCCCGTTGCTCCATAGCTATAGCAGCTTGTGTCTTATGATTGTGACTTCTGCTGGATGCTTTTATCTTACGTACAGATGCCTGTGCATCTTTTATGGTAGCAAACTTCAGACCCTTGATTGTACCCTTTGGGTCTTCGTCTGTGTACAGGTCACTATGCTTTTTAGACTTTGCGGGTTGGCCTTTTTTTCTTGGTACTCTTGCGACCATTCTTTTTCTCATATCCAGCAGTTGATAGTGCTATAGCTACAGCTTGTTTCTGAGGTCTGCCCTCTTTCACTAGCTTGCTAATATTTTTACTAACGACTTTTTTGCTTTTTCCTTTTTTTAGCGGCACTAGGTAATAATCCTTTATTCACTGCTCTAGCACGTTCACTAAAGCCTAACTTCTGACCTGAACGTATCTTACGTTTTATGGTGGATACTTTTGCTACCATTAAGACTTCTTTAAAATTTTAGCCACTACGTCAGGGCGTTCTTTTTGTAAGGCACGTAGACCGGGATTTAGTTTATCCGTAACAGAACCACCTGCTGAGTACATATGTTCTTTTTTATTAGCCATGCCACCCTTCATCATCTTGGCTTTGCCTTTACCCTTTGGTATTTCTACCATGCCTACACTAATAGCAATGGCTGGTACTTTTTTCTTTTTAGGCATACCACCTTTACTTTTAGAATTTATTCCCATATAATTTTCTATCATATCAATAATCTCAGGTTTAGACATAGATTTTAAATCATCATCATCATCTGCAATACCCATAGTATTAACAGCATCAATCAATGTTTTTTTACCTGCTTTTTTATATCCTTTACGGAAGTCTGCTTCAGAGTCCATTAATGCCATTATCTTTTCTTCCTATTATCTACAGATGAAAGCAATAGCCCACCCTTGTTCATACGATAGTCTGTAGCACCTATGGCTTTTTTCTTAACTGCACCACCTTTGCGGAAGTCAAGGCCACCACGTCCACCTACACCCTCATCAATATCTTTGATGTTTCTTTCAGTTGCACCACGCATACCTTTAGGTCCACCAGAACGTCTACGCACACCAGACTCACCTGCTTTTGTTGGTTCAAGTTCATCAAGACGTGCCATAATTTCTCTAGCACGACCTGACATTCCTCTAGCTTGAAAATTTTTAGCTGCTCTTTCTAGCTGTTGTTTAGTAGGATTGCCAAAAACTTCACCTGTTTCTGGGTCTACATAATCTGTGCGCTGTGGTTTTTTTCTACCTCTGCTAGTTGCAGATGCTTTTGCTCTTGCACGTGCTGTATCTAATTCATCTTGTCGTGTCATACGCTCTACAGTTTTCTTTGCGCCTTTATCACCCGCACGTGCCTTCTCTTCAGCTTCTACTCTTCGTTTAGCACGTTTACGTCCACCCTCTGTGCGCTGTTGCTGCAAGAAACCGGGTTCAGGAGAACGTGTTACTTTACCCGCCTTGCCTTTATCTACATCTACTGCAGCACGGATATCACGACCTGTGATTGCGTCAAGACCCATACCCTCTTGCAACTCAGCTTTCTTTTTAAAGCGAACACCCTTTTGTGTAGCCTTTGGAGACTTAGCAGCTTTTTTACTAGCTTTCTTTTTAGCCTCTTCTGCTTTCTTTTTAGCAGCACGTCTTTTTGCTCCAGCTTCACCAGACTCTTTTCTTGCTGCCGCTGCTGCTTTTTTTAGTGCTTTTTTAACTACAGATGATAGTGCCATTACACATACTCCTTAACACTTCCAACGCTTACGTGCTTGTCTCAAACGGCTGTTCGGGTCTTTAGCAGCTTTTGGGAATTTTTTCATTTGACCAGCAGACCTAGCACAAAACGATTTACGTCTTTTGGCATCTTTACTTCCGGGCTTTACTTTACCCGTAACGGCAGTCTTTAGTTTACTACCGGGATTTAGTTTTCTATATTTAGCTACACCTGCTGCAGTCATACCTGCTCCCGACTTTGTAGGTCGGAAGTTCTTCTTATTTCGTTTAGGCATTGTGCTAGACTTGCGGGGCATTACGTGTGTGTCTTTTCTACAAGATTATCTGGATGTACACAACTTGTCATTTTAAATATCATAGGCATTTGGAATGAAACCCAAACACCTATTAAGTTTTCTGCCATCTCACTGATACGTGCTTTGCACTTATCCTCTGTATCATATGGCCCACGATTATCTACGATTGTCATGCACATGTCTGCACTAGCAATATGACACGCAACTATTACTGCTGTAAAACTCATTGTTCCTTTGGTTCTTTCCACCCCTCTGCTCTCATGGCATCCTCTACATGCTTCAATGTAAATGAACGTCCGTAGTGTGCCTCTACTGCCTGACGCACGTAAAAGACATCACTGTGAGGGATATGTAAACGGTCTAATGTATTTGTACGAATAGCATCATAAAATGCATCAAGTACATTATCTGTGTATAGTTTTACTGATTTTTTAGATTTTGTCAAGGGAAAAATCCTAAAGCACGTATTTAATTACGTATAGGAATATTTAACTACTTACACTTATAGTGTCACATTGTAAGTGATAAATATAGATAAGTTATAAGACAGTTAAGTGTAACACTTTAAGTGTTATTTAGTTATAGTATAATTATACCAGATATGCAGATAAGTGTCAACCCCTAAAATGTAATGCGACTCAAAATAATTTACATTACCTATAGAACTGCACAAAAAATAGGCACAATATGTGTAACTGCCTATATACTAGGCAATATAAATACTGTCAGTTGCACCTGTGGTTAACACTTAATTTACCTAATCTGTGTATTTCTGTGTATATACTACGCACCCACCCCGGCTGGTGACCTGCCCGCCGCCCTGACTGTGTGCGCATGTGCGCAAGGCTTGGCGCAGATGATGCGTTGTCAGAGGCTGTGAGCCACTAGATGATGTGTC